CCACTAAAAAGTGTAATTATTAAAGCGATTAATGACATCTTCACAGCTTGCATTCTTATCATCCTCCCATATGTAGATTTTTTCAGTCTTAGTTTTGAACACAGTATCTCTATGCTTCATATTCTCAGTGTACTTATTGATAGCAGTCTGATAGTCTTTAGCATCTTGCTCACGTTCTTTTTTGATGTGTAGTGCATCTTTTTCAAGTAAAGCCACTTTGGACTCTAGTTTAATGTTTGATATCTTCATCCATACCAGCGAGATAGAGAATAGCAAGAAGCACACAAATACCAAAACATATTTCCAGTATTCCTTTAAAAGCGTAATCCATACCATCTATTCCCCCGTCGATACTGATTTAGTATCCAAGTATTTGCTTGTAGCTCTACCAAACACCACGACCCCACCATACGCTACGATCAACTCAGGAGTAATACCGTGATTATATGTACCGATGATAAACGTAGCTGTCAATGTTGCCATCCCGATATTGCTCCATATTTTCGTATGAGATAGTGACCCATTAGGATCAGTAATTAATTCTTTCCAATTCATCATACCACCGCCTCAAAATGTACGTTGTCATTGGTAGTGTAAAACACTTGTGGCTCATCCACATCCATCTTCACTTCGATATGCACAATCCCTTTGTGATGTTCGATAATAGCTTTGCGTAGATCGTGGAATTGTTCGCTATGTTCGTTGAGCCATTTAAAGAAGTGCTTGAAGTCTTTGCCGAGGGGAATGCAATCAGCAGCCTCAAACCGTAAATGAGCCGACGATTTAGCTTTGCTACCGATAGCCACGTTGAGAGCTGGACAACGAAACCCGCTTGTAATAGAGATAGGAAACCCATACGCTTCACGGATACTGCCCAACAGCTTAGATAGTCGTTTACCAGCGTTTTGATACTTGATAGCTTCTTTGATATTTTGAGCCAATAGGCTCTTGTGATTTGTGTTTGTCAACTCTTCAAACGTGAAATTTTTGTGAAACCCTTGCATTAGTGTTTATCCGCCTTTCTGTCTAGTTTTTCACATATTTGGTCGAGCTTTTTAAATAATGCTTCTGATAGCTTGTCTTGGTCTGTTTTTCTGACATAATCACCAGCTACCAACACCTCGATACCTTGTATCTTTGTTGCAAGTTTTGACAGATCATCTTCTTGCTCTTTCATTCCAGCTCTCACATCACGGTATAATATTCCTCCCATAAATGACACTATTACAAAAAGTCCATTCGCTATCCATTGCCAATCCATCTTTTAATCCACCTTTTCTATTGACTCTACACAATGATTACCCTCACGAGGGTCAATCCAACTCAACACCTTGCACACAACCATTCTCCACTTGCAACAACCGTAGTCTTTCTTCAATAGGTTCTCACCCATACGGTCTGACATAGTTTCATCTTGACCTCTAAATACCTTACGGTTAATCCATATATCAATGATGAGTAGCTTCTCCCACATCACACACCACCAAAAGCTAAGCTATAATTGTCTTTATCTTCATCCTTAACCCAGCCGAACTTATAACTCCCGATACTCAGTAGAAATAGGTTCTTATCAGTAGGACTCTTCTCGTATTGGAAGTAACGGAAGTTATACGCTGTATTTCTCCAAGTCCATTGTGTCGTAGCTCCAAAATGGAAGTTGCTTACAATTCTAATGTTGTCACCCAAGTCAAAACTATTGCCAAATGCTATACGTTCAGCACCTTTGAGCAACCACACCCAAAACCACCCCTCACCACGTAGTCTAACTACATGACCATAATCGAATGTATCATCGTTGCAGTCATCATCCAACCAGCCCCATATCAACCAATAGACAAGTTTGTACTCAATCCAAGACACTTTACGTTTCTTGATATAGCCACCTTTGCTACCGTGATATACATCTATGCCATATATTTTTTCATTTACACTAGCAATAGGTCGCTCTAGTAGTCGTTGAAGATAGACACCATTCTGTAGTACATAGTTGTACACAGTGTTTCTAGCATACTTACGAAATGGTAGTGCTACGTATATCCATACCAAACCAAATACCTTACGGAAGAGTGTGAATAGTAGGATTGATGTATATTCTAGGTATTTCACAGCGTACTAGCCAACAAGAATAAATCATCAAGCTGTTTGCTTGTCATACCCATAGCAGTGGTGAGGGCTATAAGGCTTGACCAGTTACGCTCGATTGATGTAGCATATTCCCATTCAATCTTCATAGCCTCATCACTACCACTAGCAATAGCAGTATCGACTGTAGCCAATAACCCAGCTTGAAGTAAAGCTAAACGTGCTTGTCGCATAGTCACTGAGCTTGGAATGGTAACCACAACTGGAGGATTAATATGAAGTTCTCTCTCTTCTGCTGTTAGCTCAGTCTTATCATCTGCTAATCCATTAGCAACTTGCTCTTCATCGTATGCGTAGATTGTGTTGTTTAGTTTGTAGTATTTCATTTATTTTCCTTTATCTAAGTTCTGTCCATTTTGAATATGACGACCCAGTGCCTAATATTGCGACTGAATATGTGCTTCCGTTCGGCACTACTACTGGAAACGATGAAAAATTCCCTCCTCCAAATGTGGATGAATACCCAACAACTAACCCCCCTATTGTTACAGAAAAATATCCTGTGTTTGACCCACTATTTGTCATAATAGGATTGATTACTATAGGCTTCCCAGTTGAGTTTGTATAGGTAGTGCCAGAAACCCTACTGCCAGTAACGTCTTGCCAAGTCTGACCTACTCCGATACTATCAGCTTCACTTTTTTCTTTTACAAAAGCTGTTGTAGCTAATTGTGTTGTATTAGTACCTGCTGCCGCTGTCGGAGCAGTTGGTGTTCCTGTAATTGAAGGAGATCCAAATAATAAAGTTTTTAAATTCGCCCATGTTAGCTTTTTAAGTCCAAACGCTGATGCTGAATCAAATAATGGTAGCTCATCTGCATCAATAGGTGTTGTTTTAGATGGCGCACTATGAGTCATCTGTAGCATACCGATAGACTCCCAATATGCAGGCTCTATATTTGGTTGCTTATTTGTACCTGCCAAGAGTGCCATATACGTAGTACCTGAATACAAAACTGATTGACCGATTGTGTAAGCCGTAGCACTGCTCCAAGCACCTTGAAAGTTGGAAGCGTTAATAGTTGCAGTTGAAGCCGAATTTACATCCTCAACAGCGATATTAATTTGAGCAATTAAAGCAGTAAGCTCACTTACAAAAGTTACAATCCATGCCACAAAAGCATCTGCTCTCGTTCTAAATGTGATTGCATCATTTGAGCTTGGTGCAGTTGGTGGTGTTGTTATTGTTTGGTCAATAGCCATTCATTCCCCTTTTAAATTAATCCAATCACATCGACTGTGATTGCTGTTTCTACTGGTCCACGTACTAGCTCTTCATACTTTTGGATATATCCATACACACTTAGCAAGTCATAAACACCACCAATAAACACAAGCGGTGTCCCTCTTGCATCAGAGAGAGTTTTAAATACATAGTTAGCCGTTTGCGTATGCGTAAAAATATCAAGAGACAGGGTCTTTGCATAATTCCCACGATTAAGATATGTTGCCCCAGTTGATGAATCAACAGCTACCGATGAATAATCGAGTGCGCCAACTTTTGCATCAAACCTAGTTTGTCCGACCTCTTTAATTGTGCCTGATGCGTATATCCCACACTTAGCATCATTCAAACCATTATCAATCGTAATTAAAGCGGATATGTTCTGCGTTAATGTGGTTCGCTCGTACATTATGGAGTCTTTAGTATCATCGATCCAGTTACCAAAATAATAGTCCTGCCAATTTGATACATCACGGTACATGGTAAATAAAGCCGACTCAATCACGTCTAGCGTGGAGTTGTCAATAATATCAATCTCCACACTGATTGCATCCAAGTTACCAAGGTAAATACCATTGGCACCGTATACCACTAAGTCCACTACTATTGACCCACTATTTACTGTCTGCGTATTTAAGAATTGGTCAAACATTTTATATTTGTTTGTTGTTCCTAAAAACTTCCAATCGGTAGGGTTTAAATCGGGTTGCTTATTGGTATTAACTGTAAGTGCTTGATACTCACCTTTTGTGGAGGGCAAATACACACTATTATTAATTGCGTATGCAGTGGCACTGTTCCAATCTGAATAAATAGAACCTGCCACATTTGAGTCAGTGATGACAATATTGGTTGGTGTCATTATCTTCATGCAGGTATCCCTTGATTAGTTCCAAACTGAGCTATTGTAAGCTGTGCTTTTAACACTTTAATGACCTCGTAAAGTTGTGCTACCATTTGACTTGTTTGAGTGTTTTGAGCTTGTTGTTGCGTAACCATATCCCGAATAACTAGAGGCGTTGTGGTGGTAGCCACTTTCCCAAGCATCATATCGGGAGGAATAACGGTAGCAGATGCACTTAAAGCATCGTTATACGCTTTTGTAGCCTCTGTGGCTGTCATTAACGATTGTCCTAGTCTTTGCCACGCTTCTGATGTTTCTGGAGTATATAGAGCCGTCATAGCCTCGTCATACTTAGCCAAGAAATTGTCTTTAGTTACATCACCTGCACCCATAGATTGCTTTAGATTGTTAAGGTCTGATTGCAAGTAGTCTGATGTAAATCTAAGTTGTTCTGTAGACCCACTTCCTAAAAACCACTCTTGATAAGTACGTTTGTAGCTTATCATTGCACCTACTACCTCACTGAAAGCGTCAATTGTAGACTTGCTGATAGATGACGCATAATTTTTCCAAGCATTAGTCACTGTCACACTATCTGCTGTTGTGAGCTTGTCAAAGAATGAATAAAGCACGTTAGTATCAAGGAATGATTGAAGGTTGCTGAATGTTCCACCGCTAACCAATAGCTTGTCTGCAACTCCTAGCTCACTCAATAGAGAGTCAAGTGCTCCTATATATTGCTTAATTCCTTCTACTTGATTTGATGCTAGGTCTGTGATTTGAAACCAAAATGTGTCACCTCCTCCACCTAAAAGCCCACCATCAGTTGATGCCATCATTGGCAGTGTGTATTTTCCAGTAGCTTCGGTAGCTGATGTGTTCCCAAGTGTATAGTTTGCCCATTCAGAAAGAGCCGTTATGGTTGTCTCACCACTTCCAAAGAGTCCACCCATAAGCCCTGCTGAAATAGGATCTAAATGCCCAGTTAAAGCGAAAAGTGGATCAACCTGCGTTCTAGCCCATGTTAAGTTATTGGCAAGACCTCCACTAAAAGCGTTTGAACCATTGAGCGAGTATTTAATGTTATTCGCCATTGCGCCAGTATCAGTCATCCACCCATAGCCGTTATTAATAGCATTGCCGTTGCCAATTTGACCAAGATTAAATGAACCTGCTCCGTACTTCATAGCATCGTGAGCAGTTGTGCCGTAGCTTGTGCCAAAAAGTCTATTTAAACCGTTATCGCTCCAAAGGAAACCTGATAGTGTCTTGAAAAAAGCCGTCCACGCCATAGTTGTACCGAGTGTACCAACAACGCTTGATGCTCCAGATACCCCAGAAGCTGTACCGCCCACAGTGTTTGCCATTTCACCTGCTGCCAAGTCTGCACCTGCACCACTAACACTTGACCCACTAAACCAACTTCCAGCAGTATTCCAAGCGGTATCAAGATATGAATTACTCATAGGTACTGATTTAATAATGTCACCGAGGTCTGTACCTGCCGTAACTACTGTGCCGTTTGCGCTTAATACTGTACCGCCATTAGTTGTCTTAAAGCCTTGCGAGTCTGTTGTACCTGCTATGGATGATAAAAAAGAGCTTCCAAGAGTACTACCTACCCCCAAACTAGCAGATGAGCCAGTAGTGCTTCCACCGAACATACCAAACGAGCTGAACATATTTTGTATGCCACCGCCTTGGCTTCCAGTTCCCATAATGGTGTCTGCTAATGTTTTAGATAGCCCTCGCATCATAGAGTCGCTTAATGACCCCCAAAAGTCTTTCAACCAATCGCCAAAAGACTTAAATTTGCCAGTCATAGCATCGAAAAATTGTGACTCCATAGACTTATTGATATTTTGAAATAGATCATCCCAAAATGCTGTTTGCTCTTTGTATCTCTTTTTGTCTAGCTCAAGTTCAAGTTCATATTGCTCGATAGCTGTTTTGGCTTCAAGTTCCGCATACGCATCAAGATATTTTTCATCTTCCTTGCGTTGATCCTCTTTCATATCATCCCAACGCTTTTGCCCATCGATTGTTTTTTGTAAGTCTCCCCACTCTTTAACTCTTGCGTCATGGGCTTGTTTGTCTGCATCCTCTTGTAACTTATAGGCTTTCTCTCTAGCTTTTGCAATCTTGTCTAATTCTTTTTGTGTAGCTTCGTGAGGCTTTAAAGTGGTAGTTGATGGGGTTGGCTCAAACATTGGAGTTTGTTTTAGCTTACCACTTTTAAATTCTCTAATTTTTTGACTAGCATCTAATAAATCTTTATACTCTTGCTTTAGTGCATCTAGATTTGATAATTCCTCTTTGTAATCTAAATCACTTTGGAAAAACCCCTTAACTTGTGCTTTTTGTTTAGCTTGTCTTAACTCTAGCCCTTTTTCGATAATACCTGCGGATATGGTAGCCTCTCTATAGGCTAGTTGATTATTAGTCAGTTTTGCTAATGTATCCGCTGTCTGCGATAAGCTATTGTTTAATTCGTCACTATCTTTTTTTGCATCTAAAAATGATGATGCAAGTGTAGCTACTGCTCCTGCTACTGCTAGAAATGGAATTGCCCTTAAAGCTGTACCAATTGCGCTTGTAGCAACCGCCATAGCTGTCTGCGATGCTGTTAATGTAGTAGTTGTGGTAACTGTACGCATTAATGTAGCGTTGTAGGCTGTTGTGGTGATAGTAGATCTGCTTCTGATTGCTTCTAGTAGCGTTTCTGTGGCTGTAGCCGCTATTGATGCTGTTTTCATTACTCCATAGGTTATTGCAAGCGTTTCTACTATTGGCATTAATCTATTGAGTGTTTCATTTTGACCATTCATTGCGCCAGTCATACCAACAACAGAATCTTTAGCTAAATCAAACACTCCTGAATCTCTAGCAATACTATCTTTAAAGCCAGTCCATGTATCTTCCATATTGGACACCGCACCAACCCATGTTTTGGATTGTTCGTCCATCATCCCTTTGTATTTTTCGTTAAAAATAGCTTCTAGGGTTGATTTTATTATCTCGCCATTGTTTTGAATAATCTTTTCTTTTGCTTTACCGCTTGAATCCATCCAAGAATAGGCGATAGTATCACCAGATTTAGCCGCTCTTATTCCAAACTCTTTTAATCTCTCATTCTCCCCAACCATAGCATCCGCCATCGCTTCTACTGCCGACATTAACGGCTTGCCCATAGCTGATGCGGTATCTCCTAGAACTTTTAGAGAGCCATTTGTAGCATCTATACCATACGCTTTTAGTCTGATAAATGCTTGCATTGTTTCATCAAGCGTGTATGGAGTTTTAGCAGTGAATTCTTTTACCCATGCAAAAGCTTTTTCTGCATTAGCAGAAGAGCCAGTCAACACCTTTAAAGAGACATTAAATTGCTCAAATTTTCCAGCCGTACTAATGAATGATGATAGCTGTGACGTTAGCCCAACAAGTCCAATAGCCCCAATAGCTGTTTTCATAAGTCCAAAGGAAGACGTTAGACCTTCTGTAGAATTTGTAGCAACACCTAAATCTCTTTTAAGCATACCGAATGAGTTTGATAATTGATCTGTAGATTGTTTTAGATTTTTTGTAGACTGTTCAGCTTCTTTGCCTGCTTGTGCGACTTTCCTAATCTCTGCTTCACCGTTGCCAGTGACTTTTACAAGAACGTCAAGTGTTGCCATGCAAAGCTCCTAATTTAATTAAGGGTATTGTATGGCATAGCCTTTTTTAGTATGCGGTTATTTGCTATTTTGATTCAAACAAGATGCATAAAACCTACCAAGACTTAGGAGCAGTGGCACGAATTCTTTGGCTATTGTATCTTTGTCGTATCCGTCAAGTGTTCCCCATCTAACGAAGTCTTTTAGAGCTTCGTATTTGAGACCAATAACGCCACCCATACCGCCATATTCCATAGGACATCTAATGATTATATTGACCAAAGATGATGAATAGCTATCGTTTATGAAAACCAAATTAGAGTCCTCATTCTCACTAAGTGCTATTCGTTCAGCTTCACTTAGGTGTCGTTCTCCAACACCCCTTGCATCTTGGTCAAGCCAATCCTTAAGACGCTCTATTTTTTGGGCTTTCCCTCTGCGATAGCCTCACCGATAACTTTCATCAGTTCCTCGTATCCGTAAGTGTCTGCCAACTCCATAATCTCGTCTTTATGCTCACCACCAAGGCAAAGAGTAAAACGGTCTTTGAGGATATTGCGACGTTCATCATCTGCATTGAATTTGTCGGTAATCTTTACCAGTTCATCTTCAAGCTTGTAGTTTTCAACAGTGAGTTTTTCAATACCTGCCCAATCTTCTGTCTTCTCTTTGATGTCGATAAAACGAGCGTTACGCTTGATGCTATCAATAATCTTTTGAGCCTTTTTGATTGTAGCCTCTACCGCTTCGTTCTTGTTTTTAAAGCTGTTTTGCTCTTGCTTTGTGAAGTCACGAAATGTGCCTGACAATTGTTTCTCGCTTCCGAGCTGGTCTTTGGTTGTAAATGTGAACGCATTAGATAAGTCTAATAGTGCCATGTGTGTATTTCCTTTTGCTGTTTGGATAAGGAAAGTATGGATTATGGGAGGTTTTAGTGTGCGGTTGAGTCAATGCTGTTTAGGTGGTGGCACAGCAAAGGAAGCCACCGAACTTTATACGATAGTGCCGTATTTAAGAGTCCATTGGTTGATACCGTTTGCATCACCTTTGAGGTTAAATGTAACAGTGTACGCCTCTTTACCGTTGAGTGAAGTTTCTTTAACGTCCTCAATAACTGCTTGTGAAGCTTTGATTTGCGCCTTCTTACCATTAACACTACCAGCGGTAATGATAACTTCGCTTTCAGTACCAGCAACGTATGAAGCTAAAAGCGTTTCATCTTCTTTGAGGTAAGTGAGTTCAAGAGTAGATTTAAAATCTGTACGCTCGAAAGCTTTGTTACCGATCATGTAGAACTTCTGAATATCAACGCCCTCATTGAGTGTGAATGACTCAGCTTTAACCGCTGTACCACCGACTGTCAATGTATCGATTGACTTCAATACCAATAGCAATGCTTCATTAGGACATACGCCTGCTGGATTAGCTTCTGCCGTAGTTGCAATGTCACCAAAGCCACTAATAGCGATTGATTGATTAATAGGCTCTCCAACTTTACCGCTGATTGTCAATGAACCAACAACACCGCTGATTACACGCTTACGCCCATCACGCCAAATAGCTACTTGTGAAGCATTGGAAAGTGCTGATTGATTAGGGGAATAAGTAACTGATGTTGAAGCTACAACCGTACCAGTAAGACCTGCGATTTTATAAAGCTCATCCCATGCCGGAAGTGTTGCCAAAGCTATACCGCTTGCATCATTACCAGTCAAAAAGCCAGTGATATTCCCACCGCTGATAGATGAGTCGTCAGTATTAACCCAAGTTGTGCTGTTTCCCATTGAACCGTTAAGACATTTGAATTCGCCTTTTGCGATTGTTGGGTCTAGTCTAATATCCGCATTAGATACGGGTATGACATTTGTTGATGTTGCATTTGCGCCATACTTGGCGGATACAACGACCTTATTAGAAGTGAAAAGTGCCATAGTATGACTCCTTGTGTAAATTTACAAGGAAATTATGGGTTATTAGTAGGGTTTAGTTGCGGTTATTCCCATTGACGATAATTCACACGCCCGATGTTCTCATAATAGTTACTGCCCTCAAACTTGTTACGTTGATAAGCATAGACGGCTTCAATGTCGATACGTGCCGTAGTGCCTTGTATAGACTGTTCATCAAGCATCACAGCTAAAGCATCGATAATCTTATCAACACCTAGTTGAGTCTTAGCGTATGAGTAGAATGTTAAGAAACCAGTATGATATTTGCATCCAGTTGTTAAGATACGCTTATCTACTGGAGCAATACGCATAGAGACATAATAATCACTTGATACGATCGTCTGCCCCTCAAAGTGGACATAAACTTTATCCGTACCTGCTAGAAAGTATCGTTTACCGCTTTCTAATGTGGTCTTAGAGATGATGAACTTCTCAAGCTCTATTTTGCCGTTAGCTGTCATTTAATCGCTCCTAGTGCTTTATTCATATCTGTTTCAGCTCGTATGACTGTTGGTGTGAAACCATCAGGCAATTGTTCAGAGCCGTATGTCTTTCCGTTCTCTGTACGTCTGCCACCATCAATTACAATAGCATGAGGCGCAAAGTTAGAAATACGCCAACCGCCTATAATTTGCTTAGGTGCTTCCCATGAGTTACGAAGTTCCCCTGAGTCTACTGGTGAAACAACTTTTAAATCTTCCCATAGTCTAACAGCCATTATCTTAATGACTGTATCACGCTCTTTGATGATGCGCTGATGTTCCGCTTCGATCTGTTGTTCAAACGTCATACTTTTCTCAAATTAGCGATATAAAGAACTACTGACGATTCCAGATTATACTCTTGTACCATTGTGACCGCCCAAATATCAGTACCGATACTCACTGTGTTCTCTTTGGTAATCGCATTGACTGTGTACAGTGGCATATCTCCAAGCGTAATCATGCCATCAATATACTCTCTTGTTTGATACGTTGATAAGAAGCCGATAATGGTCATTTCAGTTTCAGTTGTTACGCTGTAATCTGTGCCAGTTTCAGGGTTATATCCTGCTACTTCTTCACCACGACTTATAATCGTCATAGTGCGCCCAAACTTCTTAATGAGCTTTTCAGCAACCTTAGTTAATACGGGAGATAGTGCCATTGTTTAGCCTCTCGCCAAACGTAACCCACCACTCATAAATGGGGATAGAATATCAACTACAAAAGGTGGCAATGGAACTCTACCACGTCCGCTAGTATCCACTTTGATTACTCCAAGTTGTACCGAACCAAAAGCCGATAAATCGTCCATAGCTCCAAAGTCTGCACCCTCTCCGATAGCGATAGATAACATACACTGTGCTGTTTTTACTTGCGTTGGTACTATGTTGTCGTATGCCTCTGAAATGCCGTATCTTGGAAAGCTTAGTGCTTGTGCGCTGTCTGTTTTATAGCCTGAATAGTTTTTACTTTCTATAACGTCCATAGCTTTAATAAGTAGGATTGAAGCGTCACCAGTAATAGTTATACCTCTATTTGAAGCATACGCCGTGAGTTCTTCTGTTGTGATATAGCTATTTGTTCCCACTGTGATAGTTGCCATAGTTTATCCTTTAAATATGGGTAATTGTAACATTGATAGTATGCTCTACTGTGGGTATGACCTCTTGCACTTGCATATCAGCATTAATGGTAGATATTGGCGATTCAATGAAGTTAAAGCATCCTGCACCACCGCTACCGATGGTTATAGCTTGTAAATGCTCCAAAGCAGTACCGCTTGCAAGTGAACTAAGCGATAGAAGCAGTGCGCCAGTTGTCACGGTAATACCTTTGCCCATACTGCATCGGCAATTTGTTCGAGTGTATAACTAACACCGCTTCCACCGCTTGCAGTATTCGTCACCATAGAGCTTCTATTGATTACCAAGTCTGTCTCTTGGTTTGGGTTGTTTTCCATCACTGGCAATAGTGGATCTTCACCATAAAAAGCACCATTGATAATAATAGTTACCCCATCAACCAAAGGCGGTACTCCTCTCCATCCCAAGTCATTGCGAAAGAATAGATAATTACCAATGTATTGACCGCCACCAATGGGGTCACCCCCAGTCATGCGAAGGGCTGGAAGATATTTTGAGTTATCACCAGTTAGACACCAATCTACCCACCGACTCCATAGCATTTCAGGAGTGAATGTAACTGTGTTGTTTGACACAGCATCTAGCTCGATATGTATCCGCTTATTTGCTCCATCAAATACAAACATAGTTACCCTTTATGCCACGTATGCGCGGTCAGTTTCTGCAACCAAACCAATACTTATACCCTTAGAACGTGTGATAGTTCCCTGAGCAACTACGGGTTTAGCACTTCCTTTATTTCCTGCTACGATTACAACATCAGCAGGAACACCAGCAGTTCGTCCACCTTGTACGTTTCCATCATAGTCAAACGTAAATGCAATGCTACCGCCTGAGATAGTCCCTTGAATTGGAACACCATCTTTATCATTTACAGTAACCGTTGCACTTGAACCGTAGTCACCATTTACCAATGGAGTATCTAAGAAGTACATGATGTAATATCCAGTTCCACCAGTGGTAAGAGGCGTATTGAATGTCATAGTACCAGCAGAAGCGTATGGGAATGTTCGTTGCACCCCATTATCATCGATGAACACAACATCATTTAAGTCGGCAGGGATAGGCGTAAAAAACGCTTTACTGTATAGAGTATCACCAACGAAATAACAAATTTCATCAGCAGTCTTACCAGTTACTGTTCCACCAGTTCCACCAGTATTAATATCCGTTCCTTGACGTAGTAAATATTGCATCTTGGTATAGATTTCATAACGAGTTGCATTGGTATGTGCAATGGTCTTTTTGAATGGGTATGAACCAGCACCAATTGTTTTATTTGTTGTATCTGTGTCGTACTTAACACTGATTCCAGTGTAAGGGCTATTAGCTCCAACGGATGTATCATCGGCTGTAATTTTTAGATCATCTTCATTAGACAATAGGACGTTTACGGTATACGCACCCGTGGCACTTTGCCCAGTATCTGCAAGCGTTGATGCTTTATACTTCTTGGCATACTCACGCACAAACGCTTGGAAGTATACACGACTGTCAAAGCTTCCGTTGGTAGCATCACCAAATACTTGGATACCCTCATTACACTCATCAGTAAATGTGAAGTTTGCAGAAGCTCCACCGCTTACTTTTTGATAGTATAACTGTGCTCCAGCACTTACCTCACCAAGTGAAACGATACCAACGTACTGACGATTAAGCACACCAAGTGAACTATACTCTGACCATCCGCCATCTCTTAGTGCTTGACGAGTAGTATCATTTGCTGGCTTCCAACCGTTGAAACTTCCACCATCGGTACCAAATTGGAATTGTCCTGACTTAGCATCAATAACATACATAGGAAATGGATACTTATTATAAGCACTTGTCTCCCATAACTTAATAAACTTTGAGTACAACGCTTGTAACGTCACACCATCCTTAAATACTAGATTCCCTGCTTGTAACAACGTGAACGTCTTAGCAGTGGTATCAATCGTAATCTCTGTACCGACAACTAGGTTGTCACCGTCTGTAATCTTCATACTTTCCCCTTATTCAATGTAATTTCTGTCAGCCACTTGTGCCACTGGTAAAGAGGCATTCGTTGAAGATAGAGCGTAATTCATAATGCTAAACGGTATAAACCCACGTTTGTAGCATTTAATGTCCACGTTCCCAGTAGTCTCATACACATAGTTGTAGCTTGCAGTGGGATTGGTGTCCACATTCACACGCTCTGTCTCTGTACCTGCATTGAGAATAACGATGTCACTACCAGCTACAAGTCCAGTGAGTGTGAGCGTAATCACATCCAGTGGATATTGATAATCCTGAGCAGTAGTCGTACTTACCGTTGTCATATACACTGATGTGATAGCAGTGGTATTGGTTGTGATAGTTGTCACTTTCAATCGTAGCTTGAAACCTTTGCTTGCATCCAAAGCACCTATTGCATTCAGTGCAGTTCCTAGAGTCGTTGCAGTATAGTTGGCAGTAGTCATAGTTGACCATCCAGCACCATCGTTCTTATCAATAGCAAACTCATACGCATAGTTTGTTGCAGTACCACCAGCCATTACCAAAGCACTATTGGCAAACTGAGTATGTCCTAGAGCATAGTATGGCATCTCAAACGTAGCAGTGTGTCCGATGACAGGCATATACAAACCACCAGTAGAGGTGAAGTTTGCACCATTAGCGATACTCACTTGACTTGCTGTTAATGCCGTAGGCTCATTCATTAGGATTGCTAGTCGTCCAGCAGTAGTAGAGGTAAACCCATCACGCCAGTGAGTACCATAAACAGAAGTCTGAGCAGTCAATGCACCAGTACCAATCATCCCTTTGATTACCATATTAAGAGAAGCCATAACGTCAACCGCATCTGCATAATCTCCACTTACATTCTCTTCGACTATTTCGTGACATGAGTTATCAGTGCTTCTAATTCCAGTACGAGTATTAGATAAATACACTCTTTGGAATTTGAAGTCTGAGCAGTTAGTGGCGAGCTGGTAAAGCAAGCCACAAGCATTAGCTGAACCAGCAGTTAATGGAACACCTCTTGTAGCTATATTTCTTGTTCTAATCCCCGAACATCCAGTAGCTCCTATCATTAGGGCAGTGTACGGATGGACATTAGTAAGCCCACCAAACGTAAGCCCATCAAACATACAGTTGATGGTGTTACTTGATAGATTCCATACGTACATTGCATACGTTGTCACAGTAGCTCCACTTACACAGTCGATGTAGATGGTATTAGTCATATTGACACCATCACACGTTATGAGAGCTACTGAGCTTTGAATAATTACAGTATCCACAAACTCACAGTCTTTCATACGAGTACCACTGATACTGTATGTTGTAGCATTACCACGGATGGTGTTAGCTCGGATAGTATTTCGAGTAAACGTAAACCCTGCGATGTCCTGCATCACTACTATGTGCGCTCCTGATGCCGCCTGAGACACCCTAGTCCATACACAGTCTGTAAATGTACCACCAGCATAGCAATAGGTTAGAGTAAGTGGTGATACGAGCAGTGCAGTAGTTGGTTTATTACCAACCCCTACTTTGCTCCATGTCATAGGTGTTGCAATCTCTGAGAGCAGTAGTGCGTCAATAATACCGCTATTGCTCATTTGTACTGAGTATGCTTGTGAGAATGATGGATACCACTCTAGGTTTGCTTTGTCGATATTGACAACCCCTCCACCAGTAGTAGTGAAGTCGTATCGAGTTGCTACCGTAGCATTTGGGATTACTACAGCATTTCTTGCAGCAGCAGTACAGTTGCATAGCATTACATTAGGTACGACAATACCTAGATTAGCAGCAGGTGTATATCCCATATTAGCAGTACCGTTATGCCCGATACGAACCAATCCAGTATTGCTTATCCAGCACACTTTTCCTCTTGCTGCTTCTGTCCCTATCGTTACAGCAGTACCAGCATTGGCATAGAACTCATAGTCTTTGAGTCCAGCAGTCTTTTCAATATAGACACCAGCGATATGTTTGAGTGTTCCGTTATTTGGTATTTGTACGGTTTGATTAGCTACACCTGACGTAACCCCTAAATCAAACCATGCACCTAGCACATTAAATGTGCCTAGTCGGTTTGCATTGACCGTTGAAGCTTCATCCCCCATTATCTCTAGGTACCCAACTACCGATGCTCCTGAACTTGTAGCCGTGATGCCTGATAGCGTTAATGCTCCTGCGCTGTATTCAACATCATTCCATTGTTTGATGTGGATAAACCCACTTGCAGGGATAGTTCCAGACGTTACTGGCAGTGACGTATGAGACGCAGTAACACACATAATCTTACCACTTGCACCACCCATTGTAACAGTAGAACCCATTGCAGGAAGAGTACCACTACCACCAGTATATGCAATGAGACGTACTTTACGCCCATCAATAGTGACAGTTCCCCCAAGAGTTGCTGAGAGCGTGATAGAGCCTAGAGTTGTTGCAGCAGTAGCGGAAGTGTTACCACCATTGAGATCAAAACGACTATGACCATCGATAGTGAGATTACCGCCATTACAGTTGATAATATCTCCACCAGTCTTTCCAGTGAGACTATCCCAGTTGACAGTGGTAGTTACAGTAAAAGTAGCAATATCACACCTCAGTATCTATGTTTTAATTGTGTGTATTGTAGATTGAAGTGAGTTTGTGAGTGCGGTTTAAAGCGTAAAAGCGAAAGAGAGGATTACTCCTCACTCTCTGTTTTAGGCTTCTTTTGTTTTGAAGCGACTTGCTCGCCTTTGATAGTTAGCTTTGGTGCATCTTTAACACCATCGCCTTTATCATACTTTGCATCGATAATTTTTAATCCGTTCTCTTTAGCAAGGGTTTTTACATCCTCGTTATATTGATAAGTTGGAAATTTAACGTACCATACTTTCATAGCTTAACCTTTCAATAGGGATTACTCCCTATTATTTTGCGGCATCCCCGATGGTTATAGTCCCAGCAGTGTGCTTAATGTCAGTAGCCGTTTTGTCCCAGTTAGTACCAGTTGCAAGCTCTGCATCACTTGGAGATTTACCACCGTTTGTTTGATCCCAAGTATAACCTTTGATACCCAATCCGAATGAGTAATCAGCTTGGAAAGTTGTCTCAATACGCTCTTTGCCGTTGGTAGTTTGAGCATTAGTGATAATGTCGCCACCATCAGAAACAACGATACCGCCAGCGACCAATGAAAGAACTTTAAGCACGTTTGGTGTACCAGTTGCATACAATGAAGGTGCATCAGTAACGATTACTGGCTTGCCAAGAATGTCAACGATAAGCACGTTATCAGCTTTGAACAATGTTCCTACGTTTGCAAGGTTAAGACCGATCAACTTGTGATAAGCAGTACCATTCATTACACGAGCAACGAGGTTCATAGAAGAATCACCGAACTTAGCATCAGTGTCGTTAAGTGCCGCATAGCTTAAACCAAGAGTAGCAGATACATCGTTCTTAGCACTTGCTTGGTTAGAGATAGCACCAACAGCAGAAGCGATAGAAGCGTTCAATTGATCTTTCATTACAGCAGTTGCCAAGTTCTTAGCGATAGCATCGATTGCCTCAGCTTCGTTTTTAAGCATCCAAGACATTTGAGCAGGTTCAAATAGAATCGGGCCGAAACCACCGCCAACTTTAACGCTTGCCTCTTTAACTGCCGCTAAACTTGTAGCACTTGCCGCACCATTAGCCGCATAACGATCAACACGACGTTGTGCCGCATCCAAAGAAGAGTAGAAAGAACGCTCGAAGAAATCACCCTCGAAACCTTGATTGGTCAATAGAATTGAACCAGCAGAAGAAGCATTGAACTTCTCAACCATTTGTGCCAACAACTCAACAGCTACCTCAGGAACGTATTTGTTGAAGATTACCATATTACTTTGTGCCATTTAAAACTCCTAAAGTTTGTATTTGCGTGAAATAGCTTCCATACGTGAAGCTTTATCTCCATCTAAGCTAATATTGCCCGATGTACTTGTGCCAGTGCTTGTTGTCGAACCCCCACCGCTTGTAGAAGTCGGTTTAAATAGGAACGAGTTATTAGCGTCTGATTTGAATTGCGCCATACGTTCTGCAATCGTCATCGGTTGCCCTGATGCGTTGCGTACTGTTGCGCCTGATGCGTCTTTATAGACGATAGTCCCATTATCAAGAGTTGCTCCATCTTTGAGAGAGTCAATCACTAATGATAAGGCTTTATCGTTAACTACATCGATATTCGCACCGAGTTTTGCAATCTCTACCTCAATCATTTTGTCTCTAAACTTGGACTCATAATCGGTGAGCTGTTGCGTGAACTCTCCCTCTTTTTGCTGTAATAGCTTTGTGAGGTTATCAATTTCAGCTTTTGAAGCGTCATCGCTCTTAGCTGTCTTAATCATCTCTTTAAGCTTGTCCGTTGTAAGTTCATCCGAACCGACACCAAATACTCCTGCAACCTCATTTAATCGCTGTTTCGCTTTATCACGAGTTTGCACAGCATCGTTAAACTTGCTCTCGAATGACTTTAGGTCACTCACCGTTTTTTCAAATTGTGGCTTAAACTCTGTCAATGCCGTTTTAACGTCATCGATTTTTCCTGCCTCAATGTTTGCTAGTAATGTATCAAAGTCCATTGATTACCCTTGTAAGTGTTTATAACATCCGTTATTGTCAAAACTTTACAAGATTAAATAATTTGCTTTGTGGTTTAATCGGAATTGTGGTAAAATAAATACATATAGGAGTTAAATATGATAAGTGTTAGATGGAATAATACAATGGTTGATGGATACCCAAATGGTGATAAACAATGCTTAGTTATTCTTAAAAATAACAAGTATATACAATGTAATTGTTGGAATGAACACTACCAGTGTTGGGATGATGCAGATGGTGACGATTATAATTTTGACAAAGAAGCGGTTTTGTATTGGATGGAATTTCCAGAGCCTCCGCAATAAAAAATAGATATTCTTATTGTATTTTGCTAGAAGTCCATATTAAGCTTATTGGCAAAACTGCCACCTTCGTAAAATAAAACTTTTCCATCGATAGGCTTTCGTTCTATCACTTCTTTTACTTCTCTCTCACCTTTTGTAAGAGTCTTTTTTTTGTTGAGTTCATTAATAAATTTTTGAGCCGCTTCATTGGCTAATTTCATACGATCCATAAATAAAGCCCTCCTCTTTTTTCGATACTTCGTCCCATATCATATGAGGCTGTGCAAACTTAGCTTGCGATTGTGTAATTGTACCACTTTTTATTAGTTTTTTGAGCTTCTCATCTACATTACTTATTGTGTCGGAGATAGTATTAAAAATAGTATCATAGTTTTTTAGTTTATTTTCAAAACGGTAAAAGTACACATCATTA